ACTTACTCTTACCAACGATGTAGTTACCCATCTCAGGTTTGTTCTTGATGACAATACCGAGTTCCTTCAGAGCCTCACAAGCCTTGTCTGAGAGCATACCAAGCGTGGCTTCGTACTTGGTGTTGTCCTCATTAAACTTTGTGTTGAACTCTTTCATCCAGTTAGCCCAGAAGAGTTCGCCAGCGACTTTAACAGGTTTGTTATCCATTTGAATTTCCTTTAAATGTTTATGAAAGTTCCTGCTTACTATACTACAGGGACACTGCCGTTCTTGCTACTCTCTAAGCTATGAGCCTAGTGCACCGAACCTTACCTTCCAGAATCCCAGTTGGTGTGTCAGATCAAGCTGATTACGTGGTGCGAGTGGAGGGGCACGATCCCTCAATCCTTTCGGCGGCAGATTTTAAGTCTGCTGTGTATACCAGTTCCACCACACTCGCTTACCTTAATTGTATCACCTGTACAGGCAATGTCAACAACTATTTTTATGTTCTTCGATGTAATTAGCAGCTTTTCTCATAACTTCAGGGTTGTCCTTAAACAATCCTAAAGCTCTGTTGCAATTATGACACAAAAGTTTCCTAACCTTACCTGTCTCGTGACAGTGATCAACAGCTAATCTTTCATCATGATTGTTCTTGCCAATCAGAAATCCTTCGCCGTGACAGAGATAACATTTGTTGTCCTGAGCTACTTTCATAGCTGCAAGGTCAGCATCAGTGATCCCATAGTTTCGTTTGTAGTACGAGTTCTTACCTTTACACGCAGGACTACAATAGATATTGCATGGATTTGTAGGAGTAAAGATATTCCCACAAGTCTTACAAGCCTTATCTTTAAAGTACCCCTGCGGATACTTAGTGGCAGTCATACCAGTTCAAACCTACGCGATATTCAGCAGCAATAGGACAACGGAATTGTAGCACATCTCCGGCTGTCGTAGCTGCATCAGCAACAATTTTTCCCACAATATCTCCATATTCTTTAGGTGTTTCAATCTGCACTTCGTCGTGCACCCATGCCAATAGTTTATACGGTATCTTCTTTGCTTTCAACTCAGCAGTAAAACAAACGATCCACTGCTTTGCAATGATAGCACCTGCTGATTGTAGCAGACTATTCAATGCTGCGTGCTCAGATCGTACCCATATTTTCCTACCATCAACAGCCGGAACATACCCCTTAGCTGCTAACTTGTCAACCTTTATCTTCAACTTCTTCAGAGAAGGTGTGTTGTTTAAAAAGTTATCAATCAGTTTAGCCCCTTGCTTAGCTGATCCCCCAACAGTAGAGCCAACCTTAGCTGCCCCTGCTCCATACAACACACTATAGGTCAGTGTCTTGCTCAAGTTACGTGCATCTTTATGCTCCTTTGTGTCTTCCTTCAACGTACCCATAGGAACCAAACCAAAAGCCTGAGTGTTCTTCCAGTGTACATCACCTTCCAGCAATTCACGCTGCCATTCAACATCTTGCATATAGTGCGACAAGCATCGCAACTCTACACCAGATAAGTCAACGCCAACCTGAACATTCCCTTCCTCTACTGTCCAACACTGACGACACTCAGCGCCATAGACAGACGAGGTGTTTGGTATCTGAGCAAGGTTTGGCGATGAATGGGTAGCTCTGCCGGTGACCGCGCCGTTGGTAATAACCCTGCCGTGAACCCTACCGTCCTTACCTACAGCGTCCATCCATGACTCGATCTGACTGATACGTTTGTTCAGCATCAGATACTCAGCAATGAGTTTAGCTTCAGGTATGTCTAACTTCTCCAATACAGATTCATCCACAATCGGATGACCTGTAGGTGTAAAGGTCTTAGGTTTCCACCCAAGTTCCTTTAGTCGTTCTCCGATCTGTTGTCTTGATCCCGGATTGAAAGTAACCACGCTGTCCTTGAGTCGCTTTCCTGTTTTGTCAGAGAATCGCTCAAGGGTAACTGGAGGCCATCGTTCCTGCATTCGTTCATATATTCCTGCCACTTTTGACTTGATGTCAGTAAGTAAGCAGGTAGCAAAGATTTGATCAAGTTTAAACCCATTCCTTTCTTGTTGAGCAATGATAGCTGCTACTTGGTGTTCGAGGTCGATACTCTCTTGGCTAAACTGTTTCTCAGCCACATCACTGATAAGCCTATGATACAACTTAGCAGTAACTTCAACGTCCCTAATGCAGTAATGCTCAAGAAGACTATCAATAGGACTGTCAAAAGACTCTCCGGCATACGCTTCCTTTCTGTCCATCATCCACTGCCATACAGCGGAGTAATCAATCTTGTGGAACCCTAGAGTGTTCCCCCATGCTTCGAGGCTGTGTCCTGTCTCCCTGCTTGGATCGAGTAGACGACTTACTATCAACGTGTCGAAGACGTTCTTCAAACCTATCCTCGTCTTCCAGCAGTTGTTCAAAACTCTGAAATCGAATCCGATTCCATTGTGTGCTATCAACTGAGTAGCCTTGCTTAGATAGTCGTTTAGGCCAGTTGGATTTCTCCATGTGATTACTTCTCCAGTGTCAATGTCTTTAGTCACTACAAGGTGAATCTTGTCGTGTGCTAGGTTTGTCTCAATGTCTAAGACAATACGCATATCAGTCCTTGTTAATCATTTCCTTACCGATCTCTACGATTGTTTTGCCTATCTCTGCTGCTGCACGGGTAATGGCTCTGCGGGCGGCGGCGTAGGGGTCGTTTTCGTACTTAATTGGTGCGTTTCCATGTCCTGCGCCAACACGATCAAACCCATCGCTTGTCAATGAATAGTGCTCGATCTTTAATTGCAACTTCACCGCCAGTCGTAGCGCATCGCCATCGTCTGTGAGGGGGTTCCAATCAATCCACTCGTCAATTCCTTTATCAATGACGTGATGCCATTGGCAATGCCACCCACCGACCTCGTAATGCTTCATTCGGATTTCGAGTCCAGTCGCCTTTGCAGCCAATTCCAATAGTTCACGATCATTCTGATCTTCCTTGTCAGTCATTTCTATTCCTTAGCGAATGTTTAACCACAACCCAATCTGAGCAAAGGCATACCCCGTCCAGATCATCCCGTTAGAGATTTCTCCCTTGCTCCATTGTAGCACACCTACCACCAAGTAACCTACTCCAGTGGCTCCTACGATTAAATGTTCTATTGTCATAATGCTTCCTCCTCAGCCTCAACCATACGTCCAGTATAGCTGTTGTATTGTAACTTACAAGCAGGGCCAGTCTCGCCATTGTAACGATTCTTAGCCACTGCAACCTTTGTCAAGTGCCTGTCACTCTCGTTCTCAGCCATGCTATTACGCTCCAACGTGATCACGGCATCGCTCAACTGTGCGATAGCACCTGAGCCTCGCAACTGAGACAGAGACACGCTACCACCGTCCTCGTGTCCTTGGTTGCCTTGTGGTCGTTTCAGGTGACTCACACAAATCAAGGTAATGTTCAGCTCCTGTACCAGTGTCCGTAGCTTGGTCATCATAGCATCAATCGCCTTTCGCTCATCTCCGGTATCTTGACCAGAGATAACGATAGATAGGTGGTCGAGAAACACAACACGACAATCACACGCCTTAGCCATGTAACGTACACGGTTGGCAATGTTTTCCACATCAGAAGAACCAAAGTGGTCAAACAGAAAGACACGGTTACTGCCAAGAGTAGCATCAAAAGCCTCCTTCAATTCCTGTTCAGTTGTCGGTGTATCAGGTAAGTGTAACAATTTGTTAGCATGTAGCGACATGATACTTCGTGCTGTTTTACGGGTAGATTCCTCAAGGAAGAGTCCACCAATGTTCCAGCTTGTTGTCTTCAGCAGATTATACAGTATCTCCCTCAAGAACTGACTCTTACCCAAGCCACTACCTGCGGTAACCGTAATCAACTCAGCAGGTCGGATACCGTACAAGAGCTTGTTCAAGCCTGCCCAAGGGTACTGTGCCTCTGCAATCGGCTCTGGCTTGGAGATTTCCTCCCAGAGGTCAGCAGCGTTAACAATACCATCAGGCACATAAGGACTAGCTCTCCACCATGCATCGATGAATTTCTTACCTGCTCCTGCAATCAAGTACTCACAAGCATCCTTGTAACCATCCTTGTACTGCATGATCTTGGCTTTGTTACCGAACAACTCAGCCACTTCCTTAGCAGCCTTCTTACCCGGCTCATCACCATCGAAGCAGATAACCACTGAGTCAAAGCTGTTGATCCACTCATACTGGGCTTTACAGTCCTTCAGAGCAGCGTTAGCACCATTACGAATGCTCACTGTAGGGTAAAGAGACCCTTGCATCTGGAAAGCTGCGAGAGCGTCAAGCTCGCCTTCTGTGATGGTGATAGCTTTTCCTCCGGCGTGAAAGATAGACTGACCGAATAGAGTTGC